GCAGGCGAGATACACGTCGGGTCGGTGTACCACCACATCGACCACCTGCCCGCAGGGGCCAAGTTCCTTGAGTGGGTGCGTGGGTTCTACTTCACGGCGGAGAACCGCATCGTCGTGCGGACGTTCCACACCAACGCGCAGGAGGATGCGCGGATCGTTGCCCCGATCTGCGAGGTGCTCCGCGCGTCGCTGCTGTTCACCTGCGGGTCGCCGGGGCACCTGAAGACCGACGCGGACAACAACTGGCTGCTCCAGAACTGCTGGGCGCACGGCAAACACTGGTAGCTAGCTAGCTAGAAGCCGCGACGGCCAAACCCCTCCACGCCCTGAGGATTGGCGGTGGACGCGTTGGTCCGATAGGTCGTGGACGACGGGAGGTGCTGCCTCAGCAGGCTGACGAGGTGCTCGCCCACGCCGGGGTTGGGGTGAGCGCGGATGACCACCTTGCGGTGCTTGGGGAAGTAATAGCCGCGCACCCACTGGTCGTAGTGCTTGTTCTCCCCGGCGTCGAGCATCGTGGCGTGGTGGTCCTGCTCGGCGTGGGATATCCGCATCTCGCCCGTCCTGGGGTGCCACATCCACCGCACGCGCTCGGGCTGGTGCGCCGGCATCCTCATCTCCCGCTCGAAGCTGGTGCGGGGCTCCCTGTGCGTCAGCGGGTGCCCCCTCCCAGGCACGAGCGAGGTGCGGGTGACGTTGATGCGGTCGGACCTGCGGCCCCTGTCCGACTTGCTGAGGTAGCGGTCCCACAACCACGGATTGACGTCGGCCTCGGCCACGGACTCGGCGGACTGCTGCTGCGGTTGGCCGTTCTTGTTGCCCTGCGTGGCTACGCGGTTGAAATCGAGTTCATGCCCATGCTGGAGGCCGATCCTCGGCTTGAGCTCCGGGGCGTCCGGCAGCGGCATGTCCGCCATGCCCGGCACCCACAGCACGCGGCCCATGGGGTCGATCTCCAGTTGCAGGCCGAACCGCTGGAAGATTTTCTCGGCGATGTCGTCGTCGTGCAGGCCCCGAGCGTACATCACGTCGTAGGCGGTCTGGACGTCGGCCAGCGTCGGCACGTAGTCTCCCTGCGGGACCTGCTCCTGCTGCCCGTCGAGGGCTTGAGGATCGGCGTCGCTCGGCTCATCCTCGGCGTCGTCCTTCTTCTTCTTGCCGAACGGGGGGGTTTTGCTGTTTTCCGGCGGCTTCTTGCCTTCCTCCTCATCGGAGTCATCCCTCTGGGGCGCTGCCTCGTTGAAGGGATCGGAATGCGCGATGTGCTCGGCACCCTCCACCTCGGCTGCGAGGTCTGGGTGAAGGTGCGACAGCCTACCAAAGTAATGCAGCGTGCCCACCCTGTAGGCACTGGCGAGTTTCTTGATGTGACAGCCCTTCAGTGAAGCGTCTCTATTCTTGGGGTTGGAGTCCAACGAAGTAGTGCCGGTCTTGGGGTCGTGCCGTCCCAGGAACGCCGTATCGTCCGTTAGCAGGCCAGCGTCTTCGTGCGTGTCGTACGGGTCATCGGCGACCTTGTCGGAAATGTCGCCATGGCGGTTCATCGACCACATCACGGCTCCCCCGTGGTGGCCGATGTGCATGTACCTCACGGGGTTATGCTGCGCCGTTACGATTCGCTTCGGCCACGCGGCCCTGAAGGCCTCGTCCATCGCCTCGGGGTCGGAGACGTCGAACCAGTCCGAGGCGTCGTCCCGCTCGCGCACGATGCGCACGCCCGGCATGGATGCGGCGAGGAGGGCGGCGATGCCCTGACGCGATGCGTCGTCGTACCCGTCGATGACGGCCCGGTTGCGCTCTGGCGAGTACAGGATCGGCATGCTTTAGTCCGTGGCGTTGGAGGGGTTTCGGGTGTCGCTGCCGCGCTCGTAGTCGTCAGGGGTCTCGCCGGAAGCATCGTCCTCCTCGCCCACGATCTTGACCGTCACGCCGTGAAAGTTGGCGGAGAGGAGGCTGCTGGCGATGTCGGCCTCGGCGCGGGTGCTGAACCGGAGGATGATCCGGTCGCGGGTCCGCATGCCGTTGATACCCTCGGCCTCAAGGACCGCGTAGGCGGCGCGGAGGGCCTCGACGCTCTCGAACGTGGCGCTGAGGATGATCGGCAGGGAGCGGTCGATGACGGAGGTGCCCGTCGTGTCTCGGTTGGCGACCCCCTGCGAATCGTCGCCTCCGTCGCCACCGTCGTCCGTGTCTGCGGCCTCTGCCACGGACTCGGCGTGAGCGCCTTGGCTTCTGAGGTCGATCAGGTGGGCGAGCGTCTGCTGGATTCGCATGCGGGCGCGACCCGTGAGGTGCCCGCGATGCGAGAGGGGATGGACGCCGCGCGCTAGGGCCTCTCGGTCGAGCGCGATGCGGTGGTCCAGCCTGTACAGCCTCGGAGTGCCGTCGACGGAGACGCGCTCCACCAGCTTCCACGCCCCGGATCGCCGCTCCCAGACCCCATCGTGGGTCCGGGCCACGCCCTCATCGGTCGGAGCGCCATAGGCCGCGATGAACTGACACTCGGACATGCCGCCGGAATTGTTCAGGCCCTCGACATCGTGCGCGTCGGGCTGGAGGTACGGCTGAGGCTTGGAGACGATCTCGACGACCGAAAAGTCGCTGACGGTGTCCTCGTCGTCGGGCAGCTCCATGCCCTTCTCAACGATGAGCGTGACGGACTCCGCGAAGTGCTCGGACGCCTCCTCGATCCACCGAACGTCGGCCTCGGTGACCTCGGAGTCAAACACGGCGTAGTAGGTGCTATCGTCGGCGATCTCGCAGTCCACGAACTTGTTCCACAGGGCGTCGTTATCCGCGAGCGCAGCCTCCAGCATGAGGGCGGAGATGCCAGACGGGGTCTTGGCGACGTCCGTGGGCCGGGCGAGAAACGAGGCGACGAAGTCGACGACGCTGGCCTCGTCCACGCCGTCGAGCCGCATCTCGGCTGCGGTCTCCAGAACGAGGTCGGCAAACTCCACGGACTCGTGGCGGCGTCGGACGGCCCGGTGCCCAACGTGGGGTCGGTGGGGCTGGAACCGCGCGAGCTTCTTGTAGAACCCGCTCGACTTGAGCCGCTGGATGGCGCGTCGCTGGTTGGGGGTGAGGCGTCGCTTCCTCCGGCCCCGCATCGCCCGCTTGTGGCGCATCCGATACCTGCGTCGCTTTAGCCGGTCCTGCGCGGTGTGCCGCTGGGGGACGCGGAAGTTCTCGGTTAGGGGGGTCATGGCCTACGCCATGGTACCACGGGGCGATCAGTATGGCGACAGGGACCAGATCACCGTGAACGCCCTGAGCTTGCTGGCCCGCCTCATCATGGACCTGGTGCCCGTCGTGTTCGTCACGCGGGAGAGGTGCACGGTCGATGTTGACCGACCAGCGTGGGAGCCGAAAATCTGGAGGTTGGGAATGGCGCTGGCCCGGTCGACGTCGGAGTTGTCGAGCTCGTAGTGCCCGCTGGTGAGCATGATGTCCCACATGCGGTGCTTGAGGCGGTAGCAATGGTGGATCGCGTCGGTGAGGGTGTCGAAGGCCACTCCGGTCGATGAATCATCTCTGGCCAAGGCCAGACATGCCGCGTCGTGTGCCGCGAGGATGGACATGCGTATAGGCTACCAGACGCCACGCGACGCGGCTACCTAACTCTTGGGATTGTGCCGCTTGGGCTTGGGGAGGTACGGATCGACGCAGGTTCGGAACACGGTGCGGACGTCCACGTCACGCGTGGGAGCCCCATCGCGGGATGCCCCGGCGGCGGCGGAAACAGCGGCGAACACCTCCGCCATGCCCTGCGCGACGCCCACGGCGCAGCGGTCGCAGCACGCCCCCGACTTGGCGGAGACGCCGATGCCCAGCGTCGTGAACAGCCGCAGGCTGCCGATCTTGATGTTCCGCCCGCACTTGGTGCAGGTGCGCATCCGCATCCGCGTGTTGACGACCTGAAGCTCCATCCGCATCGCGGGGAGGATCAACAGGGGCTTTCGGACGATGAGTCGCTTAGCGGCGGACATGGGGGGCTCCAACGAAAAGGCCCCGGCGGGTTGGGCCGGGGCGACGGGATCGGAACGGGCGGGGCTAGGCCCCGATGACGATGGTGGGCTTCAGCTTGACCTCGGATGGCTTGAGGTCCCGCTTCAGCTCGGCCTCAGCCGCCTTGAGGTCGATGATCCTCCCCTGGAGGCGAGCGAGCTCGGAGTACGCGGCCTCCCATGCGCCCTTCCACGAGACCGATACGGTCCCGCCGGAGGTCTTGAACACGACCACGGCCTTGCCTGGGGCGAACTGCCCACCAGCCTGCTGGTGCTCGACCAGCTTGGCCTTGAGCTCCTCGGCCAGATCGGTCGCGGCCTCGGCGACCTTGAGGAGGTCGCTGATGTCGGTCAGCGCGTCCTGCGGGATGACGCCGACCGCCGACGAGCGGTCGAAATACTTGAGGACCTTCACTTTGACCGATGAGAGGTACTCGGTGATTTCCGAGAATGCCTCGTACCGGCGCTGCGGGGCGACGGGGACTTCGGACTTGGCGGACTTGACGGGCTTGGCGGCGACTGCCATGGCTGACTCCTTGCGGGATGCGGTTTTCGGCCCCACTGTGGGGTCGATGGGCGAATCGTACAGCACTCCTACGTGTTTGTCAAGCGTTTTTATCAAAGTGCCCATCGTGTCCGCAGAATGTCATATTGTTGTTTACCTATTGCACGTCACTTGCGGGCTTGCGCTCTCGCGGGTCCGTGGCGACGGCGGTGCGCTCGTCCACGCGACCGTCGGGGGACTTAGGAACGATGACGTGCTGCCCGCTCGGCGTGACCGCGCCGGCCAGGCCAGCGTCCTCAACGATGAATCCGGGTGCCTTGGGTGGGGTGGGGTTGCTCATGTGATGCCCTTGGTTTTGGTGATCTGTTTTCGGTACGTTGCCAGCATGGTAGCGTAGGTATGACGTCCGGTGCGGGCGTACAGGCCCGCGCGCATGGTGCGAACGAGTCGGCGGAACGCCTCGGTGGAGTTGGCCGAAGCGAGCCGCTCCCGCAGCGCGTACCGCACGGGCCGATCCGTGCAGACCTTGATGGCGTGCTCCTTGCGGTTGTCGAGCACGATGGCGCAGTAGAGCAGGTGGGGCACGTAGACGATCTGCCCGCGCAGAAGTCGGTCGATCACCGCCTCCGCGTAGTAGGACAGGAACAGCGTCGCGGACTTCTTCGTGATTCCGGCCTGCTCGGCGGCGCGCCCGATGTCGACCATCGTGGCCCTCTGCGCCTCGCGCTTGGCGCACTTCGTGCGGTGCATGCGCTCGTGCGCCCTGTAACGGTGCTCCCGGGTGTCGCCGGTGGGAATCTTAATTGGCCCGTTTGCGATTCTCGGTGATGGCGGCGCGGATGTCGAAGCCGTAAACTGGGTCATCGGTGGTCTCGTGTTTGACGTACTCCTCCAGCAGCAGGCCGGTGGGGTACGTCATGGAGGGGTCGGTGTAGTCCTCCGCCTCGTCGGCCTCGTGGAGCACGCGCGCCAGTTGGGCCAGACGGGTGGAGATGGCGGGGTTGGCCCGCAGCTTTCGCAGGACGCCCTGCTCGGCCTCGTTGAGCGGGTGCAGCCCGCTGCGGAGGAGGTCCTCGGCGGGCGGAGGGGGTTGGCCCGGATCACCGGACTGCGCCATCGCCAGCTCCTCGGGGGACGGCGGCACGGTGCCCGGCGTGGGCTGCGCGAGGAGTGAAATGGCTCGCTTCTCGGGGATGTCGAGGTAGTTGACCAGCAGGTGCGCCGCCCACGCGGTGGGGTTGAGGTTGAGGGATGCGCCGAGGTTGAACAGGGCGTCGGCCACGTCCATCTGCATCTTGTAGACCTCCAGCCGCTCCAGCTCCTCCAGCGCCCCCATCTTGGGGACGTGGAAGCGGTAGAGGGCGCACGCCTGCTCGGGGGTGAGCGACGCGCCCGCCTGCGAGTAGCGGAGCGTGAGGTGGATGTCCACGGCGGTCTTCAGCCCGATCAGGTAGACCTTGCGAATCTTCCGCGCGAGTCGGGCGACGCGGAGGTCCTGCTGCGATAGCGTCTTGGTCGGGTCGTACCCGGCGTCGTCGAGGCCGAAGTATGCCTTGTTGATCTTGCCCGCCGAGTAGATCAGGTTTCGGAAATACTCCACGTCGGCGAGGGACGCCTCGAAGTTGCCCTCGGGGAGGAGCTCGACCTGCGGGCCCTGCGCGCCGTCCGGCACGGGCCAGTAGATGTCCTCCAGGTCGGAGATCGGGTTGAACTTGGTGTACATCGCGGTGCCCGCGTTGATGTTGACCGCCTGCCGAAAGCGGTCCTTCATCCGCGTCACGAAATCCGCCTGCTCACCCTCGGATAGGTCGCTGGGGACGGGTATGCGCCACAGCCGCCGACCGCCCGTTCGACCGAGCCGCTGGCGCAGGACGCGGTCCTCGGACAGCACGAGGCAGCGGTACCCTCGCTGCATCCCGTATATGCCGGAGCCGGAGACGCCGTACTTGTCGTTGACCGTGCTCTGAAAGTCGTATCGCGGGGGCATGCGCCAGTGGATGACGTCCCACGGGAAGGAAAGGTTCTTGTTCTTTCCAACCTCCCGACCGAACTCGGCGTTGGCGACGCGGAACCCCACGAGCCTGCTGTGCTGGTCCTCGACGCGGTCGACGTTGAGGGGCACGAGGCGGTGGGTGCCGGTGACCCCGTGCGATGACGTCGTGTAGAGCCGCTTGTAATGGTCGCCGTACGTGAACACGCTGCGGACGTCCTGCTCGACGGAGTCCTCGACGCCCATGGTTTCGAGGCAGGCGGACACCTCGGCGAGCACCTCGGGGTTGACCGACTTGGCGGTGACGACCCTGTTGGTCTTCTCGTCGTGCGGGGTGGCCTCCTCCGCCATGGCGTCGACGTACCCGGAGATGGTTGGGTGCTGGTACATCTGGTTGTACAGCTCGTACATCTTGGGGCGACCGAGCGGGAGCGCTGTGGCCTCCTTAATCATCTCGTTGATGCCGCCGTTGGCCTCCGGGTCCCCCTGCTGCCGCTTGAACGTGGCCGTCCGGCGACCGAACAATCCCCAGAGGTTCAAGATGGACGACGTGGCGGGCCGCTGCGCGGGGGCGACCTGCCCCCCCTCGTCGGGGACGAACTGGCTGTACTGGTCCCCGTAGTCGTCTTCGCGCGTCGCCATGGTCAGACCATCATACGCGGGCACGACGGGCGATCACAAGGGCCTATCGCCCGACGTTCCTGAGAAGGTGCTCCCACTTGCCCTTCGCGTTGTGGGCGAGCGCCTCCTGCCGGGTGGTGGGCTGGGTGGTGTCCGCTGCGGTGATTCGCTTGGAGTCGCCCAGCGCCTCAGTGATCCTGTAGACAATCGCGGCAACCGCGTCGGCCTGGTCCTTCGATCCCTTGGTCCCGTCCGGGTTCTTCTGCGGGTGGTCAACCTTCTTCTCGTCGGGGTCGAGGTACAGGTGGCTGGCCTCTCGGTGGAACGTCCCGTGGTCGTACCTCTGGAGCCTCGCGTCGTACCCCGTGTGGGGGAGGATGAGGCGGCGGTCGTGCAGGGCCACGCGCATCGCGGCGTAGGGGTCGGTCGTCCGGTCCACGGACTGAACGTCGGCCTCGATGCCCGCGTTGCGGATCATCTGCCGCATCATGTGGCCCTCGAATCCGTCCGTCGTGACCACCGCGATGGGGTAGAACTGGCTCAGGAACGTGATGAACGAGAGAATCTTCGGGAAGTCGATGTAGGTGTTTGGCTCGGCGTAGCAGCCGATGAGAAGGTCCATCTGGATGATGGGCAGGGAGCTGGACACGACGGTCCCGTCCATCCGCTTCCGGCGCACGGAGCGGTACCCGTCGTGGAACCCCATGCCGAGGCCCGTGACGTCGCCGCTGGTCGAGAGGTCGAGGTGGAGGTACCGGGGGGCGTTGGGGTACAGGCGGGGCACCCAGTTGCCGTGCTCCACGACGCACGCGGTCTCCAGCATGAACTCCTCGCACAGGTCGATGGTGGTGCCGTCGCAGATGGGGTACTCGCCCTTGGCGAACGGGTTTTGCCGGGTCTGCGAGACGGCGTCGAGGATCGAGCGCACGTCTCGGATGAACGGGTTGATCGCGTCGGTGGACACGCCCGCGAGGTTGCGCAGCCGTCGGTCGGGGTCGACCCTGAAGTCCTCGTAGTGGAACATCGGCACCTTGACGGTGCGCACGTCGCGGCGGACGGACTCGGTGTTGGGGGGCAAAACGATGGTCTGGTTGGACGCGTCGCCGACCTCCACCACGAAGTACTTGCTGGGGAAGTCCCTGTACCGCTGGGGGTAGACGTCCCACAGCGAGAACCCCGCGTAGTACGCGGTGGGGTACTCGCCGCCGGGCCGCGTGATCGGCCCGCGAACGTCCTCGACGTTGGCGAGGCCCGTCAGTTCCCGGAGCCTCGTCTTGGTGAACGACGTGTTGGTGGTCTCGGACGACATCAGCAGCGCCGTCCCGGGGATTCGACCGTTGCGAAGGAAGCGGCTGGCGAGCCGGTCCCGGGTGGCGTCGTAGAGGTCGTACGCCTGACCGACCATGCGCTGGGTCTCCGGGTCCATCTTGGACTTCAGGAAGTTCGCCTCGTCGACCGCGAACGAGAACACGTTGAGGCCGATGACGTGGGCGGACTGCGAGCCGGAGACCACGCGGACGGTCGGGTCGTCCCTGAACCGTATCTCAGATTCGATTCGGAGGTCGCGGGGGTACCGCTCGCGGAAGTACGGGCACTGGTCTATGAAGTTCCGGAGGTACACGAAGCAGGCGTTCTTCGCCTGCGTCATCGTCAGCGAGTAGAGCCCGAAACCGATGACCGATTTGGGGCCTAGGCCGTAGAAGCCCTGCGGGTTTTTGAGGCACGACAAGCGGTAAACGTCGTAGCACTGAAGAAGCATGCCGACAAAGCTCTTGCCCGTGCCGAGCGACCCCCCGAAAATAATCTCGAATATTCGGGAGTTGGGTGCGCGGACCTCCTTTAGGACGCCCACCCACGCCGGGCTTAGGGTCTTCGTCGCCTCGCCCATGTACTCGGGGCTGGTGATGAACGTCTCGATGTCCACGGGGCGCTGTCGGTAGTCGATCTCCCACACCGCATCGAGCAGCTTGCGCCCCGCCTCGGTGTCCGCGACGTACTGGGCGAGCAGGGAGACCGCAAGGGACCTCTCGCGCTCCGACAGGCCGTCAAGAAACCCCCGGTTCCCGTGCTCCGCGTCAGCGACGAGGAGGTCGATCATGCGCTGCTGCTCCGCGCTGACGCCATCAGGCGATTTACTTTTGCGGCGTGACATGGCACGTTAGCTCCTTGATCTTGGCACCGACGGTCGCCAAGACCCGCTCGCGGCTCATGGCCTGCTCGGACGCGTCCCCCTCGATGGTCATGGCCTGCTCGATGATCTTGGCGTCGACGGGCTTGGACGGCTTGTCCGGCATGTCCACGCGGGCGGACAT